AATAAGATTCAGGTAGCCATACGACTCTGCTGGTGTCTAAACCCAATCCCTCAAACGTCTCCAAAAACATGCTATTGGAAGCACCATCGCTAAATTTGATAGTGATCGCACCGCATTTACATCTCCGAATAAATTGAATTTGTTTCATTGATATCTTTTTTTTTATTTATAAATTTTAAAACACCTCCCATAAGATACTTGTAGTTCTCAAATATGATACAAGCGCCACTTAATCCCATCCTAACTGTTTTGCAATACTTTCCATTTCATTATACGCAATCCTGTGACATCCAGCAACCAATAGGTCGTTCTTATAGCTATTGATCTTCCATTTGTTACCGGCTGTATCCAATATCATATCGTGTTGGATTTTACCGCCATTATGAAATAATTTTACCAATCTCCAAAGTCTTTCGGCTTCGGTTTGTCCTATCTTGATATTCTTACTGGTCTCAATCATGCCATTCTTAATGCGAAGCCATACATTAGGCTGATCATCCTCCAAATAATAATGTGGATATAATTCCAGAATCTTATCAGACTTCCACATCTCGATCTGTTCTTCAAGTTTTTTCTTGCGATCCTTTTTTTCTTTTCTTCTTTTTTCAAGAATTAAAGCCTCTCTTTTCGTCTGACTGTCTTTCCACCTCTGACATCTGGCTACATACTCAGCCCACGTTCCTTCGCCACAAATCTCATCTACTATTACATTGGTCGTTCCTAAAGTCTCTAACGCTTGATGATTTAGCAATACTTCAAACACGCGCTTTAGCTCATGGACATATTCACTTTTAACCTTATCCGATTCATAAGATAACACATGTTCAGTTCCGATCCAGTTGTTTGCACTCTTTCTAAGAAGACTCCGGGGAGTTCCCATATCAAAGAACTCGATATAATCTATCAAATTCCGAAAAACTCCCCAAACATTTTGATATGATAGACTTGTTCTGGATCTCTTATATTTTTCAACAGCTTTCTTGATCAATTCCAATCGACTGGTGATAAAAGCCATGCTGCCGTCATCAGACATATTATATCCAACAGAAAATACCTTTGAGCTAGCTGGTATTGCACTACGAACATAATGTTGATGTTTACAGGTAGAAGAGGAATAATACTCATCGTTAAGCAAATACGCCTTTTCCCCCACGCTTATTTCTTACGATTCTTCTGGCCTCAAAGTGATAGCCATAAGAATAAATACTTTCACCTTCAAAGAAGAAATTACTACCATTTGCAGATTCTTTCTTTTCGTTTGCCCATAAATGAGCGATCATTGAATTGTTCATATCTATTAAGTTTTTAGTATTAACTATTGATTAAGTGATTTAATCTAGACAAAATTATATCTTTCTCTATCGCTAGACTATTACCATTTTTATCGACACAATCTTTATAGAAAGAATACACATACTTCTTTGCTTCTTGATATTTCTTTGAATCGATTAATGGTTCAATTTCTTTTTCACAAATAGCGGCAAGCTCTTCTCCTTTTTTCTCTAGTTCCGAAGAAAGGTATATTATCTCTTTTATTAATTCCTGCTTATTCATTTTTGCTTAGTTTTATTATCAAATTTGATAGTGGTAGTTCCACATTATCTATTATTCTTTCTAAAAGAAGCTCCATTATAGCATCATCTACATACATACCTCCAAGATGCCTCATCGCTCCATCCCATCCGGCCTCGTAAGCCGCCATAAGCATAGAGGGCTGAGCGATGTTCGTTGGCGCCCCTACTTCCTTATCCATCCGCTCTACCCCTAAAGCATATTCTTTGGATTTTATTTTCTTGATCATGCTTTGAACTCGAATTTAATTCCCCTCGGTAATTGGGAGTAGTCTACGTTATTAACAAAATCATCAAACTCTTCCTTGGTGATTTTATTCTTATAATAACACCAATTAAAGACCAATGTGTTCGTATGATTATAGTATATTACATTATCAACAGATAACCCATAATCAAACACATAGAGCATTACCTTCTTCCCAGCTTCTGCTTTTCTGATTTCTTTGTCATATTGCTCACAAATCTTGGCACGCTTTTCCACCATCTTTGCCCTATGAATCTCTTCCCTGCGTTTTTGTATATTTTCTGTGGAATAATACCCGGCTTCAATACGCTCTTCAACAAAAGATCGTTCCTTGTCTGTTAATGTCAGGGTAAACCTTTCTTCTTCCGGCTTATATGGATTAATCCATTTCTTTCCACACAGGTTTTCAAGTTCAACAATAAGTTCGTCTGATTCATGTTTCCATCTATCAACAATTCCCTGATTGAAAAGCAGATACTTGAAATACATCTTATCGTCCACCGCTTCAGATAATTTGGAATATTCCTTGTCTGATATACGTAAATATTCAATAGCCACAGACTTATCGCTATTCTTTATGTGATACGTGCCATTTTCCACCGGATACATAGGTGCACCATAATGATTACAACAATGCAACGGTATGAATTTAGCTAATTCCGGACAATATTTTATAATCTCATCGTGACAGCAACCTCCCATATACTCTCTATATCCATATTCGGTCTTATGCTCAATATCGGCCGTTATGCTCCAGTCGCACATATTGTTATGACAATCATCATCTAAAGATACAGTGACTATTATTCTATATTCCTCTCCGTCTTCTTTAAAATAATTTGTTTGCTTATAAATTAGTTTGTTTGCAGTTTCCATATCATTTTAGTTTAATCATTATACTTGTGAAAAATAAAATTCGCACATTCTCCGGGAAGTGTTCCTGCGTCATTACAACGGTAGAATCCTTGTGTTTCCAAATCTACATCTACCGGATAACCTTCTGCTGCTTCCAAGAAGCGTTTGATTTCCTCACATTCTTCATCGGTTAATCCAGTGTAATCATCATTGATTAACGGGCAAGCCCAATAAACCGGAAGCCTGTATCTTATTACTTCTATCATAGCTTTATTAGTTTACAATTTGCATCTTCAAATACCGGAATCATCCCTTGTTCTCTAAAATAAGCAGTAGCCACTTTGAAAGCATACAAAGGATTTACCTTCTTAATCTCCTGAAACGATTCCCAAAGAGCGAACGGCTGACATACATAGAAGTTTTCATTGCCAAGACATCCAAAAATACGATCCATATTATTTTCATCGCAATTAGTACCACCCAGTACAATTAAATCACACCCAGTCTTTCTGGTTCCGAAAATAAACACCTTGTTCTTATTTTCTGGAAGCATAAATATTTTCTTATCAGTATTGAACCAATCAGTCTGATGGTTTTCTACATCCCGGAGAACGATCTCATCAATCTCATGGGCATATTCTTCCTGTGTTTTCATAAGATATGTTATTAAATATAATTGTATAGTTTTTGAATAAAATTATCCATAGCATCGGCATAATCTCTAAGATCATACCAATCCATTTTATCAATTTCCCAAGGGTTATTCCCCTTTATATATGGATAAAATACATTCGTGTCTCCTATCTTTAAATTAATCAACTCATCTATTATCGACTCCGGTTTTCCAGCAATGAAATACCAATACGTTGGTATTCTTTCCTCATTGTATTTTTCCCATTCATTATCCCAAAACTCCTTTGATGTCATGGATGGGCACTCGCTCATTAACTTTTCCCAAGCCTTCTCGTTTTTATTTTTATCGAAAAAAACTCTTTTATTTTGTTCTGTAATAGGAACTTTTATTATTTTCATATCTATATTATTTTAAAAGAAATTCCAACAATCTATTACGATAAAATTTCCTACACTATATTTCGAAAGTGACTTAAATGATTCTATTCCATTACAGTAATAGGAAACATTATCATTATCATCATCATTGATGGCCAATGATAATTTTATTGTCACTCTTTGATTATCCCCTGTGTCTTTCCATACGATCTGACATTCTACATATTCAGGTTCTTTCCCATTCTTTTTAATGAACTTGAAAAACATAGAATCAATATCTTTCTTGACTCTATCTACATCCGTTATCACTACCTCTTCCTTGCAATCCCTACAATTAGCATGCATAAAAGATTCATCAAGATAATCTATTATTTCCCCGGTGTTTGGATTTACGATCGCTTCACAAGCAATATTTGTTCCGCCACACCTTGTACATATTACTTTCATACTATTTCATTTAATAATCCAACATACACATCCCCATTCTCATAATAAAGTCGATCTTCATACTGATTATGATGGAGCTCCTCACGTATCGCATCTTTATCATCAGCCCAATACTTATATTCCTCATGCCAAGTCTTGAAGAAGTTATCATAACATTGTTCTATCAAATCCTCCAAAGAAAAACCCTCCGGATAAGTACGCCATGCATTGTAATAATCAATTATAGGTTTCAGGATATATGAATCATAACATATTCCTGTTAAAGGGCAATTATCTCCATAGTCAGACATCACCCTACTACGCTTGTGCTTGTATTTGTATTTCCCATTAATATATTTACCTGACGTGGAGAAATACTTGCCCTTGATAATATATGGCATAATATTATTGTTGATATATCTGAACAGTAATTTGCCGCATAGATTCTCAGGATATATATCACAATGATAATCTGTAGGATGCTCATAAATAGGATCTCCGTATTCGAACTTGTGACAAAAATAGTATGTTGAATATCCTACCTCATAATCATATATCTTAGTGTTAGTTAGACTCTCAAAGGCTTTCATTGACTTCTTATAGTCTATATTATGAGCATCCATACATTGCTCCATTACATTCCAGCGCTCACGCTCTATGATCTTTTCTTGTGAATCTTTTGACAGTTCATCAAACTTATACACTTTTAATACAATCTTTTTCATAATTCCTCCTCTTTTAATATAATTAGATCCCTAATATCAATCGAATGACATACGTACCTCCTTATGTTCACGTTTAGAGATATGATTGTAGCTATTCTCACGAACCACTACAACCCCGATTCAAGTATTACTCATTGTTCCTTCCATTCTCTATATCCTACCTCAAAAACTATGGGGTCATATCTTTTCAACATAACCCCATAATTATCCCTACCAGTATATCTATCCTTACCGCCTATTATCCATTCTTCCCTAGACAAAGAACTACCAAGATCGTTAAGCATGCTTATATAATCTTTTTTGCTTTTCATATCATAATATTACGTTAAACAACTCGTTTAGCCTATCTATCTCACTTAAGTACTCATCTTCTTTATTAAACTTAATTTGAGTCCCATTATCCAAACCAAAGGACAGGGTGAAGGATATAACCCAGCCCGATCCGTCCACGGCCTGCCCCTTGGGAACCCAAGACATCACTGCCTTCTTGGATATCCACCATCTTCCTATCTGAACGAAATCAGGATAGTTGTTCATTAAATATACCATCTGACTAGCCATCTTATTGACATCATCAAAAGACACTATATGATACTTGTTTCTGATCCTGATCTTCACGAAAGGGTTATCCATGTTATATGCCGCAAATGCTGATATCACGGAACTAGGATATCTAACCCCTTTTATTATCACCCATTTCATATATAACATCTCCTCTTTACATTAAACTTCCGCCATCTCATCTGAAGACTTGTTTTGATTATTGATAATATCAAGCAACTCATCCCATGTCCTCTCAAACAATTGTCCATTATTAACTCCACAACACCCACATCCATTAGAAAATACTGGAATTATACTCCCATCGCACATCTTAACGAATTTATATCCTATATATTCATCACATAATGAACATCTTCTTACTGGTATAAATCTTACTTTACCGCTATAAACGATATTTACTAATGTCTCACGATCCATATGATTTTCTCCTCTAATTAATTGTCCTTATTTCTAGCCAATCGAATAAAATTTATCCGCGCTCTCTTTTCCGTCTCCTCGAAAGTTAGCCAGCCCGCATGTCAGGATGCTCACAAGGTTATCCACCACCTCCAACTCGCCCGATTTGAACCACGCCAACTTACTATAAGTTTCACCTATCCATATTATACTCATTTCCCCGTCCCGACTGACCTCCTTGACCAGCCCTATATGGTTTTTAGTGTCCTCAATCACATTTAATTCGTCAATATTTGTAAGCCGAACAAAATCCATCGGTCGTATCATTTTATTCTCGTCCATGTCCTTATCCTCCTATATTCTTTTTATTTTCTCAATTTACGCTTAACCTCTTTAACATATTTAGCAGAATGCAATCCCCTATGCAATCTTATAGCCCGATCTATATCCTTTTTAGGATTATGGTGAGATTGATATATCTCGAACATTTCCCTAGCCTTGACAGGATTTGTCCTATCATCGTATCTATACCGCTTCTGCTTCCGTTTAAGGCGCAATATCCTGTTAACCTCATCTACATACACCTTTTTCATCTGCCACCTCCCTAAAGCCCCTGAAGTGGCGTTGTACGCCCGATCGTCGTTCCTTGACTCCACGAAAGATATGGCGGCCGCCAGCTTGTCCCATACCCGTGCCTCGATCACGGCTGGCTTCGGGGCGAGGGGCATGCCGCCGCTTCCTTTTGGCGGTGTCAATATTATCATCGCCGTCACAAGTAAGCATCTTATCATACTTACTTGTTTTTATAAAATTCCTTTCCAAATTCCACGTTATCCACATAATCCTCCATGCACTCATGAACAATTATATGAATATCCCCCTCCGTATATGTTACCTCTGACATCAGCCTCTCATTAGTCATCCACCAAGAATAACTATCAATATGCCGTGTCTCGAATCCATGATCATGCAACACATACATAACATTGTGATTTAAATCCCGGTCCATCATCACACAATCATATATGATATAGCCGTTGATACTCTCATGAAACCATCCGAATGCGCAAATATATTTACTCATTAGCTTATACAACTCCCTCACCACTGGATTAGGTATTACCTCATCCATATCAAAATCCATACTCTCCTCGATAAGCTTATCCACATCCCGCTCATCAATACAAGCTCTAGGCATGCCTTCCGCACGCACATGAAGGCGTGATCGACTATCCCGGCTTAATACCGTCCCGACATACTTCTTCCCTTTGGTATATCCCATATTATGATTTCCAGTAACATGAAACATGATTTTATCACCTATACTAATCTCATCCATATTCAAGATATTTATATTATTTGTTATCTTTTTTATACAAAAAGAGGATATAATGGCATAATATTATGATGTCAAGACACAAATACGTTATCTATCATATTACCATACATATCCTTCATACAACGTTATTCACGGCATTATATCGTATATGATGCCGCATGCCATAAATACATCCAATCAATCCTCTTTTAAGTCTTTATCGCTATTAAGATTATCAGCTATACCCAATATCTTCGAAATAAGAGCCTTTT